GCCACGGCGTCGGCGCGTCGGCCTTCACATAGGCCCGGCGCAAGTGTCCCTTGCGGCTCCGAATCAGCCGAAGGTTGCCGCAGCGCAGCACCCACCAGGCTTCCGCGTGAAACAGCAAGTGCCCGTCCGGGTCGTAGACCGGCACTTGGTCAGCGCAGCCAGTCATGGCGCCGCTCCAGCCACGGCGAACGAACAACAAGCCATTGCCGGCGCTCCCGAAGCTGCCACGCTTGCGCCCTCGTCAACCAAGGTCGAATCGGTCGAAACCACATGCTCACCTCCCGGTAATAAAACTGCTTCGCGCCACTTGATAGCCCGCCGCGGGCTGCGCCGCCGCGCCCTGCGCCTGCACCCGGAACGCCGCCGCATGCTCGTCCAGCTTGAAGCCAGCCATGTAGAGCGAATGCAGCGCCGCCACCGCATACGCCCGGGCGTCCAGCGCCTCATTGCGCACCCCGGCGGGCTTTACAAACTTCCGCTCGCCCCGCTCTACGATGATCCGCTCGGAAACCAGCATTTCAAACCAGTCCCGCCCGCGGTCCAGCGGAAAGTGGCAGTAACCCGGCCCCGGCCGTTCCACGCGCAAACGCGAGTAGACTTTCTCCTTGGCCACGTCGCTGCCCACCAGGTACAGCTCACCGCGGTTCTTGCCGCCGGTCGTAGCGCGCCGCGGCCAGATCGGCTTACCGAAACCGCTCTGACCTTTGATCGGCCAGATGCGCCGCCCGCGGCGCGCCCGGCAGAAGTCCAGCACGGTTTCGGTCTCGAATCCGGCGTCAATCGCCGCCGCGCTCACCGGCAGTAGCAGTCCGGTCTCATGCCGCCACTGGCGCGCCAGCAGGCGGTCCAGGTCGGCCCACACCTCGGGCTGCCCCGTATCGCCATGCAGCACGAAATAGCCCAAGCTCCAGCTTTCCTCGCCCGCACCCCAGCCCACCACCTCGCACTCGATGCGGTCGGCTTGCACGTCCGCGCCGGCGGTAATCAGGGAAACCCCCGCGGGCGCTTCGGCCCCGAACGGTTCCCGCCGGGCATACAGCAGCTCGGCCTCCAGCGGAACAGCGGCCTCGTCGCGCCAAGGCTCGCCCAGAACTGTGTTCACGAACACCTGCAAGGTTTCCCGCGTTCGCTTGGCCTCTAAGAACTCCGTGGCCAGTTCCGGCCAACTTGGCCAGCCCACCGGCGCATACAGCGCATTCAAGCTGTAGCTGCGGGTCCGGCCGTCGCCTGCCGCGGTCGGTCTCCATTCACCGCCGGCGAGCATGGCGGATTTCTCATGATTGCTGATGGCATATTCACAAGCCGCACAATGGTACCGCGCCCTCTCCGGCTCGCCCTCGGGCCAGCGGAGGCGCTCCCAAACAAGCCGTTGCATGAATCCGCAGTGCGGGCAAGGCACGAAGTAATACCGTTGATCACCTTGCCGGAAAAGCGCCTCGATGCGGCTCACGCCCTCGACGGTCGGCGTCGATACCGCCAGGATCTTTCGCTGACTGCCGAACGCCACCGTCCGGCGCACGGCCAGGGTCAGCGGGTCACCCTCGCCGTCGGCGTCCGCCGGCCAGGCGTCCAGCTCGTCGGCCAAGACATACTTCGCCGGCAGGCTCCGCAGGCCCACGGCGCTATTAGCGCCGGTCAGGATTAGCACCCCGCCGGCGAATTCTTTCAATAGAACCGTGTTGCCGCTATCCCGGCTCCGCGGATCTTTCACCCGGTCGCGCAGCACTGGCGAGGCTTCGATCAGAGAGTCCAGACGTTGCTTCGAGAACCGCTTTGCCATCTCCACCGTAGGCTGAACCAGCAGAATGGCCGCCGGCGCATGGTGCATCAGGTACCCGCAGGCGTTCAGTAGCGCTTCGGTTCCGCCAATTTGCGCGGATTTAACGAACACCACGCGCTCGCAAGGCGCGCCCGGCGTCAGAGAGTCCATGATTTCGCGCAGGTACGGGGTGCGGTCCGTGCGCCACGGCCCGGGCTCCGGGCTCGTGTTGCCCAGCACCCGGTAGCGGTCGGCCCATTCGGAAACCGTCAGCTTTGGGGGCGGGAGCAGCGCCTCCAGCGCGCCCCGCCACACTTCCTCAACCGTCGGCATGAATGCCCCGTAACGCTTCCTCTAAGGCCTCTCGCAATGTGGTCCGCACCTCAACCTCTCCCCGGCCCGCCAGAATCGCTCCTAGGCGGTCTGGAAGCGAAAGAAGCCTATCCCTGAGAGCAGCCAGACCGGCGGCCCACTGCTTCTGAACCTCAGCGGCATCCAGCAGCTCGCCGCGTTTCTGGCGCACCTCCAGCTCCCGCAGTTCGGCCAGCGCAACAGCCTTGCGGCGGTCGGCTTCGTCCTTTGTGATTTTCGATATTCGGAGTCTTGCCATAACCAAAAAACCGGCGGCGGCAAGGAGTAGTGAACCGCCGCCGGCCAAGGAGGACGCCGCTTTGACGCACGGGGAAGGGGGCGAAACCCGTGCTCGGGGGAAGCGGCCCGATAGCTGATCGGCCCCCGAAAAACCGCTGATTACGCCGGTCCGGTCAGCCCGTGAACGCCCAGCGAGACATCCACAGACGCGACGCCGTTGCCAGCGGCCTTGATAGCTACGCCCACCAGCGGCTTGCTGCCGGTTCCGGCGGTCTTGGTACAAGCCGTGCCGTTCCAATACAGCAGGTTGCCGGCAGCCACGTTGTCAGCAGTCACCTTGGGCAGCGTGAAGATGCCCTCGGTCGCCACTTCCAGCGGCTCGCCGCTCGCAGCGTCAAACGCCGCCACGCCACGGATCGCGCCCACAGTGACATATTGGCCGCTCATCACGGCGGCCGGCGCAGTGATAGTGATGGTTTTGCCTTCCTGAACGTAGTTCTTCATTGCAACCCTCTCGAAGTCTGAATCATGAATACCTTCGCCTCGCCCGGCTGCGTCAACCGCGCTATCTCGCGGTCAATCGCCTGAAGCGCCTCCGCCTGCTTGGCGTACTCAACCGAACGTTCGCCAAACTGCACTCTGGCCACGCCCAGCGTCCGTACGATTTCGTCACGGCGTTCTTGAAGCTCGGATAGGGTCATGGGTTATACCCCCGGGTTCTTGAACGCGCCGCGATGGTCAATCGCGCCCGCGCCGCAGTGCCAGACAACCCGGAACTCGGTTCCCAGCGTGTTCCAGCCCGGCCGCGATTCCACGCGCGGCCCTTCGTAGCCTTGCAGTTCGGCATACTCGAACACAGGCGCATCGCTCGGGTCACAGAACAAATACCACGCCGCGTGGCCTTTCAGGTCAAAGCGCGGCTCGACCACCGGAATCAACCCCCGCGCGGAAACCTCGGCTTGGGTGCTCGAAGTGGGGTACAAAGTCGCCAGCAGCTTGTCAACCGTGCCTTCCAGCGCCGCCGGAACCAAGATATAGCGCGGTTGCGCCCCAATCGGGTTGCCGCTCGCGTCGGTCTGTTTGCGAATGGCCAGCTTGGCCGCACCGATTGTGCCATCGCCCGGCTCGCCGCCTTGGGACGCCAGATTGTTGTGGTCGGCGTGGAACACGGCCTTGCCGTCGGCCAGCTTCGGGTTGGCGATGATGGTATCAGCCAAGAAGCCCGTGAACCACTGCCGCGCCCCTCGAGTCATTTTCGCGGCAATGTCGTTCAGCGCGCCCACGTCGTCATTCGTCAGGGCTTGGAATGAAATGCTGAAGCCCTTGGCGTAGGATGCCAGGCTGTAGCTGGCCAACTCGCGCCCCTCGATGGTGCCGAAGGTGATCTCGCCGGCCTCGTTCACCTTTTCCAGCGCCGGCCCGTCGGTCACTTCCAGAATGTGACGGGCTCGGAAGTCGGCCATGGTCACCCGCCGGAATACCTGAGTGATCGGGCTCGGCGATTGCCGCAGCGCGAATAGCGATTTGTTGAACACCTCCGCCAGCAGCGCCGAAAAGTCACTCGTGGTATGCATGGCGCGCGCCAGCACTTCAGCCGGGCTCCCCAGCGTCGAAAGCCCGCGTTCGGCCAGCAGCCACCGCGCCAGTTCAGGGAACCGGGCGTAGGCGAACTCGCGGCCTTCCTTCGGCTCATGCCGCGGGTCGATGCGGCTGTACAACCCGTCCGCAATGCGGGCAAGCAAGCCGTCGCTTGCGTCGCGAGTCACCACAGCGGGCTGCCGCGCGTCAATGGCCGGCTGCCGCTTGGCGGCCTCGGCGATCAGCGCGCCTCGCACCGCTTCAAGATTGTCATGCTTCGCCACGGTCTCATCCGCCGCCGATTCCGGCAGGCCCAGCGCCACGGCGATATTGCGCGCCTGCACTTGCAGGCTATTTTGTTCTTGCTTTTCCATTGTTCCTCCCAGTGTTCTAACTTGCGCCGCCGGATCAGCGCCCAGCGGTACGAATGAAATCTCTCGCGGCGTCCAGCGCACGGCGGTTTTCACCCGCGCGCCGTTATCCCGCGATTCTTGCCATTGCTCCACGGTGTAGCCCACGCTCACATTACGAATCACGCCCGCGCGCACGTCAGCCACGATGCCTTGCACTTCCGGCCGCCTGCCGAACCGCACCACGGCCTCGCCGCGCTTGCCATCTACTTGCGCATTCTCAACCACGCCCAGGATGGCCTCCACCCCGGAGTAGCGGTCATGGTTGTTCAGCACTGGCGCGCCGCGCAGCAGGCTCAAGTCCACTGCCTCGGGCTCCAGGCTGAGGCGCTCCAGATACTCACCCTCGATGTCGCGGCGTTTCACATCAGCGCCGGTCGAAAACACCACGTGGACGGTGTTCCGCTCGGCGTCAAACGTGGACGCCTCGAACGTCCCACTTCGGATAAACAGGTCTTGATCCATAGAATCTCCTCTTCTTGGCCGCCCGTAAGCGGCGCATCAGTTCTTGCTGTGCAATCTCGCGGTCGCTCCGGTTGTGGCTCCGGCGCGCCAGGTACACCACGTCGCCGAACTCCAGCACCTCTGGCCAGACACCCGCCCATTTCCCCTCGGCAAACCGCGGGGAGACATCGGACGGCCCCAACCTCACCGCCCCACCTCCGCCGCCGTCGGCGTCGCTTGGCCTTGCTGCGTGGTCTTGCGCGGGTCGGAATCTAGGGTCAAGCCCAGACGGTCGGCGCGCGCGTTATCCGAGGCGATCTCGGCGTCGATGTCCTCGGCCCTCCAGCCACTCCGGCCTACCACCTCAGCACGGCTTGCAAACCCGGCCCGCACCCGCAATAGGTCAGTCAGTACTTCGGCGCGTCGGTCGAGCATTTCGATCTCCGGCGAAACCCAGCGGCGCACCTCCGCGTCGGCGTCAGCCGGCAGCACGTCTACGGCGCGCGCCAGCTCGGCCCAGCGGCGCAGCACAGGCTCGCAGAACAGGGGAACCAGCAGCCCGTACTGCATAGCTTCCACGGTCCGCCGGAACTCGAGTAATCCCGCACGACCACTGGCGAACGTCACTTGCGACAAATCGCCGCTCAGCAACTCGTAGGGAATGCCCAGCCCCGCGGCGATGCGGCGCATTTGCGCCCGGATGAACGGATCAAACGCCGTCTCAATCTGCGGCGGTTGCGAGAATTCCACTTCCTCTCCCGGCTGAAGCCGTACCATGCTGCCCGGCTCCAGCGCGGGAACCGCGCCGGCTTGCGTAAGAGGATTACCGCCCTCAGCGCTCCGCACAAAGCCCGCAAACAACGCGCCGGTTTTGCTTCTCACCAGCGCCGCTTGCAGGTACTCGTCAAGCTCGCGCAAGGCAATCAGCACGGGCGCAAGCCACGATTGCCCGCGTTGCGCCCCCGGCTGAAGCGGGCGGTAGACGTGCAAGCACTCGGCCGCCGGCACGAAAACCGATTCGAGGTTCGCGCCGCTCAGCGTGGGGTTCTGTTTGAACAGCCAGTATCCTGCCGGGCGCAGGCCCTCATAGCGGATGCCGGCCAAGGTGCGGTCGTCGGTCCGGCTCTCGTCCAGGTACTCGGGCCCTAACACTTGCAGGCTCAGCGGTACGCCCGTCGCCGATTCGTCCACCCGAAGGACCACGAACGCCTCCCCGGCCACCACCACGGTTTGAAGAACCGCCGCGCCCAGCCCCACCCAGTCCAGATGCCCCGAAGCATCGCAGCCGCGCGCCCAGCGCTCCCATAAGCGTTGAATCCCGCGGTCAGCAAACATGGGAGTAACGCCGGAACCGCCCCAAGCCGCATTCACCAGCGCGTCCACGGCCCGGCGGGCCAGCGGGTTGTTAGCGAACTCGTTCAGGGCCCTCGCCCGCAGCGCCGCAGGATTGCTCCAAGGCGCATTGGGCGCGCCCGTCGCCGGCGTCCAGTCCTTCAGCCGCGAAACCGGCTGTGCGGCGTCCCATTGGACACTGCGGGCCGCCGTTTGCGGTCCGGTCAGTACGCGCCATGCAGCGCGCAATCGGTCAATCGTCATGAATCACCTCGTTGTCGATAGAGAATGTAGTATCGCGCATAATTTGCGCACCTGTCGCTAGCGAATTTGCGCAATCCGCCCACCCGCCGCCGGCCCCCGGCGAAAAATCCTTTGGCGGGGTGGGTGGTAGTAGCCACCCCCAACGGTCCGGCTGCTGTACCGCCAGCCGGGCCATGATCCGCCCGACGTGTTCCAGCCCGTTGATTTTCTCCGTTGCGCTGCTGCGCTGCACCCCCCTAAAGGGGGGTGGTGCAGCGCAGCGCACTGCAGCGGGTTGCAGCGCTGCATGCAGCGCACCTATGTTTTCAACAACTTGCGTGGAATTTGAGGGGTGCTGCAGCGCACTGCAGCGCACCCTGCAGCGCGCCTTTTCAGTGAGTCGCATCGCTGCCTCCTGTTCGATCCGCGAGGGCGATTCGCCCGTCGGCCAGCCGCAGGAAGATCCCTCTCCTGCGGGTCATAGTGCTGCGTATGGTGCTCTCCTCAATCTCCAAACGCTCGGCCAACTCGCCCACGGTCATCGCCCCGCGGCGGAGTAGATGCGCCATGCGCTGAGCCACGGTCATCCTGTCGGCGAACTCGCCGATGTCGGCGGCATCCGTCCGCTTGATTACCGTTCGGTCGCTATCAAACCGGATCTCGAACCCCAGCGTGGGCCGTAGCGGCCCCAAGTTTGACTTCCGGTTGAACAGCGCCACCTGAATGATGTTTTCCGTGCCAACCTGTTCCCCCCGTTTGGCGAACCAGGTTGCGCGCGCGGAATTATGCCAGAAGGCGCTCCCAAAGGGTTTCTTATCCCCTTCCTCTCCCTTGCTGACATGGGCGATCAGCAGGCAGCCAAGCCCGATGCGCCGTAGGCACTGGAAGTACCGCATCGCAACCTCCGCGCTCTCGGGCGGACCATCGCATCCCAGCGCCACGCTATCGCAGATCAAGTACGTAGCGCCCTCCTCGCGGGCGATGCGTCGCAGCCGCTCGGTCTCTTCGCGTAGCGGCAGCCGGCAGCGGACGTACTTAATCCCGCGGAAGGGGCCGGCGATGGATTCCAGGCGCTCTCGGTGATCGGCAGCATCAAGCTCCCAGTCAGCGTAAATGACGGTCTCGCCCCGCTCGGTCAGTTTCCACGCCAGATACAGCGCCAGATATGATTTACAGGCCCCGCCGTCTCCAAACAAAATGACCGGATGATGTTTCAGGACGGGCAGCCCGTCCAGCGTAATGCAGGTGTCAGCTTCTCGCGCCGGCACGTCGGCCAGATCAACCGCAGGTTCACCTTCACGCTCGGCAAGCAGGACTCGCTGACAGAAGTCTTCGATGATCCCCGGCCAGTCAACCTCTTCAGCCTTTGTGTACGCTCGTGAGGCAATCAGCTTAGCGCGCTCACTGCGGGCCCTGACGCTTGAGACGTTGAAATCGCCTACCGAAAGCAGCCCGTCCACGCCGCGGTTCCCGGGTAGGAAGCAGCGGGCGCTTAGCTCTCCAACCAGGTTCCCGTCTTCGCGCCGGAGCAGGTCGATTTCCAGTTCACTGGCGATGCCGGGTAACATCATGCGGTATCGGCCCTCGTCCAGCCGCTCGAACACTCGCTGACTGTCGGGGCGCTCGTTCTCCGCGCGGGGCTCGTAGCGCGAGACAGATTGGGCAATGCGTTCTATCTCATCGGGGCGCAACGGGGGATCGCACAAGGTGTCATTGATCCGCCGGAGCAGCTCGCGCAGTTCGGCCTCGCCAGCCCCGCGGCCGCGGAGTACGCCGGCGATGCTCGTCAGCTCGACGTTGCGTCGCCCCGCGCCGATCTTGCGCCCGGGCGCAGCACTCGAACCCGTCTGCGGGCGCTTCTCGCGCGCCAGGCGCAGCAGCCAGCCGGGCGGCTCGGTCAGGTGGTCCAGCGCGGCGGCTCCGTCCGTGCCGTCCCACATGTATCGGCCACCGGAAGGATGAACAGACGGCGCTACGACTATGTAACCGCCGTCGGTTTTCAGGTCTACGCCAAGTGCCAGCGGTCCGCAACGCAAGCCGGCCACATGCCGGAACAGTATGTGTCGGCCCCCGCCGCCCGTTGTGGCCTCGCAGGTCGCCGGCCAGCGGCCGTACTTGGCCAGCCAGGCACCGAGCGTCTCATCGCCGCCGTTGCGAGGGTCGATATCGACCACCAGCCAGCCGCTTGCGGCCCCGGTCGGAACGCCGATGTTGGCCTCCGGCCAGCGCCGCCACCATTCCCGGATGCGCCACTCATCAGTAGTCGCGGCATGGAAGCCGCCCTCCACAAGCGGTTCCTTGCCGCGCGGGCGGCACGGAAAAACCGGAATGCCACAGGAGGCATACCACTCAGCGGCTTCGGCAGGTGTCAGTGAGTCGATGTCAGCGCCGGCGTGCGTCATCGACACCCCCAGCGCAGCACGGCCCGCACAGCGCGATAGAACAATCGCCACCGCCTTGGCACGCGCCGGCCGCAGGTGTCGTAGCGGGCCGCCAATAGCTCCCAGTAGTCGTCCAGGCTATAGGCGCGCATCCCCCACCCCGGAGCCGGGTTGCGGCTCGACCATCAAAAGCCGCGCCAGCGCGGCCTTAGGCACCAGCAAGCGGCCGCCGATTTTTACAACCGGGATTTCGCCGCGTTTTACCGCTTTGTAGATCGTGGATCGGCTCACTCCAAGCGCGCGGGCCACTTCCGGCCACAGGCGCAAGGTCATGCACTCAGTTGGTTGCTTCATGGAGACTTACCCCCCTTGGATTTTTTGCTGTTACTGATTTGCTGAAGGAAGATTTCCTGCCCACGGACACACGTAGGGTATGAACATCCTGCGGGAACTAGATTTTCGAGCGTCCCGGCGCTCGCTAAGCTGCTTTTGCCCCTATGCCCTGCGCTCGTAGCACAGGCTCAGACTTCCTGATCGGTGGATGCCCACTTTCCGTCCTCCTCTCCAGTGCTGGAAATTGTCCTCTCACTTATTAAGTGGGGAAAAGTTGGAATTTAGGGCAGGTTTTACTGGAAGTTTTTTTTCAGCCCGCCCATGGCGTCCCTTGTCCTAGTGGATGCCCACTTTCCCTCCGTCCTCCTTCCAGTGCTGGAAATTGTCCTCTCACTTATTAAGTGGGGAAAAGTTGGAATTTTACGATGGTTTTACTCGAAGTTTTTTTTCAGCCTGAGCAATAGCGCCACTCAGCCGCCGAGCGAGTGTCATCCTGCCAATACCAAGCCTTCGCGCCGCCTGCTTGTGCAAGGCGTCCCTCGCACAATTGTGTGAGTCTTGGTGTGAGTACTGTGCAGCACGGGGTAGTACGAATTATGATTTTTCAGAGACTTAACAATACGGGCCAGCACGCGAAGTCATTGCAAATAAAGGACGTAATCGATTCAGGTTCTAGTGGAGGCAACTCCGTGGAGGTTCAAGTCCTCTCATCCGCACCACTTCCCTCACCCACTACCACCCTACGAGCCCGGGGACCTAGTGGTTTTCGTTTCGGCTTTCGAACCTTTT